GTTGGTCCTGTCGGTCCCGGTGGCCCTGGTTCTCCGCCTGGACTGTCAAGCTTCCACCATGTACCCATAAGGTCAGCCCACAAGCCCAATGCATAGGAAGCCGCAATAGTCTCGGTTTCTTCATCATCAATATATTGCCCGTTTTTCGCAATAAGAGTTACCGTATTTGTCCCGATATTTTTAAATATTAATTCCCGCTGCATGGTTGCCGTTGCGTCGGGCAAGGTGACGGAAAAGGCGGCTGTTGTCGAATCAAGGAGTATATGAATATGCTCCGCTTCGGGGTTAAGCTTACCGGAAAGCTCTTTATCCCAAGGGGTAAGGATTATCTTTTGTCGAGATAGTTTGTTCATAGAGAATTATTTAACAAAATTTATTACATTGCCTAAATACAACCCCCCGAATGCTGCCCCCGCCGCGTCGTATATTTCAAGTTTTCCATTCGTGTTCATTTTAACATAGGCCAACGCTCCGGAACTGCCAACAACCGGCATACATCGTATAGAAGTAGGCCATAAGATTGAAGGATTGATTTTTATATAAAGGAAGGCTCCCGCCAACGGCGTAGGGCTTGACAGGCTTGAACTAGGAAAGGCCAAGGTTATTTTATCACCGATAACAATTGCTCTTACTGTGCCTTGATCTTTTGCAGTGTCGCCGGTCATTGTTTTTAACGTACAAGGGAACGTCGTATCGTTATAGGCGAATGAATCGAGGGAAGCGGTAATGAAGTAATTGGCTTTTGCCGTGCCGTTAACGTCGAGTAGCCGCGCGGGGGCAGTATTACCTATTCCTACTTTGCCGTTTTCGTCGATCATCATTCTGGTGGCGGGGTTGTTGCCGTTAAGTCGTGTTTGAAAATGAAGCTGTCCTGAAGAATTATCGTCGGTTGCATTCGCTTTTATTCCCTTAATTCCTGCAAAAGTTGCAACCGAATTATCTACTTTATATTTTCCTCTAAATGTAATACCACCACCAACACCCGCCGCAAAAGCATTGTCATCTGTTAGAGCTAACATAATCCTAGCGTCACCAATATTTGAAGTCGTCCCGGTTATATATGCAATGTTACCGTTGTCAAAACTCAATCCCTTGCTTGCAGCGGCGTCGTAGGATATGTAATTACTATTTAGCCTAACGTTTCCGCCATGATAAGTCACTCCATCAATCCTTGCGTTTCCTGTAGAATGGAATGATCCGGAAACGGTAAGCAAGGAATCGGGGACTGTTGTTCCAATTCCCATTTTCCCCGCCGAGTCAATTCTTAAAACTTCTGCATAAGTCAATGTTGAAGGGTTAGCCCCATACGCTATAGAGCTTGTAGGTCTTTCTATTGCCAATGCCCCATACGTCGTGGATGAATTTCTTCCCACTATTCTAAACGCCCCCATATCCGCCCCTCTGTCGTAACACAAAGACAAAACAGACCCATAATACGGCGCTCCAAGATAACTAATCCACGTTCTCCCTTTTGAGTTACCTCCCACGCTGAAATCACTGCTATTTATTAATGTAACCCCTGAGATTCTGACGTTACCGTTTAAATTAGTCGATCCGGTAACGGTAAGGGTCGAATCAGGAGAGGTGCTTAATACCCCCACTTTACCGGCCTTGCTTATAATCGTCCCATGCACATTAACCGAATCGGCAAGAGCATTTCCCCCGGTAAGGTTTCTTGTGTTTTTCGAACTATCGGGAACGATACTTGCCGTTCCGTCAAACGACGTTCCGCCGATAGTCCTGGCAGTTTGCAATTGCGTTGTATACTTCGAAGATTTCGCCGTATCGGGTACGATATTCGCCGTGCCATTAAAGGATACTCCGCCTATTGTTCGGGCCGTCGTGAGTTTCGTTGCCGTTCCCGCTGCCCTTGCGCTGTCAATGGTCCCTGAAAGCAAATCAACCTTCACCCCGCCCTTAACGTGAAGCCCGCCCGAAATGGTAACCATCGAATCCCTGGTTGCCGAGCCGATATTCATATTCGATGTAATGAATGCCGAATCCGCTTGAAGCCTCGTACTTCTTGCCGATCTGGTTTTTGACGTGTCGATAATCGCTTTCGTGGCATTCAGCGTATCAATGAGAATGTCGCCTCGTTTGTAATAAACGGGGTTAACCTTGGAGTTGATCGTATCGGAAGCCCGCCCCGCCCATACCCTGATTGAGTCGTAGTTGTATTTTAAGCGGTTCCTTGTCACCGTATCCCCGGCTGTGGGCGTCCAGTAGTAAGTAAATCCACCAATCCCCAATGAACTAGATACAAGGCCCAAAATAAGCAAAAGAGTCCCTTTTCTCATTGCGCAATCCTTTCGGTTTCGTGGTAGCCATACAATTCCAATGCATATATGAAAAAGTCGGGGTCGTCAACGGTTTGGCTGATTTCGATATAAACGGAATTCCCCGCCGTATTGTCCCGTAGTCCTTGCCTGTTCGATGCAATGTAGTTGACCGGCAAAATGAAATCCAAGATTATTGGGGGGTTACCGTCCAATACGGGGTATGGTTGATCTATGTCTTTTTTAAGTTGAACAGGAGATTTTAAATTTAGCCGGTCGCCAATCACTACTTGCCCTGTGCAATCCGCGTATATTGCCGCCATTGAATAAATCTCTTTCCATACATCGTATCCAATGAGCGCTTGAATAACCGTCCTGGTCTTTACGGTAACGAGGCGGGGAATCGCTGTCGGATTAAAGGCTCCTTCCGCTGAAATCGCTTTTACATCAGTCGTACCGGCTTGTATTGCGATTACTGAGCATTCAATCTTTGATTGTCCGACGACAAGGGCGTTGGCGCTCGTGACTACTGCGAACTTGTAGCCGTTGCCCCACTTTTCCCATGCTGCATTGTAGTTTTGCGCGTCCGTTACCGAAAGCGTGTCAATATTAAGCACAAGGGTTTCATTGTGGTTTGTCACCGATATTTCGTTGTTATTGTAGCTGAGTTGAAGTTCCGTTCTTTTCCCGGCCCTTCTCAAAACGATGGCATGAGCGGGGAAGTCGTCGGCGTTTTCACTTACCTTGTCCATCCAGGGCTTAATATGCTGTGAAATATCAATGCTGAATTTTTCACCGTCATAAAACCGGAAGCCGTCGTTCGTGACACCGAACACAAGGCCGTTATGTTCGGCCAATTTCTGATCTTTAAGGAAATAGAGTATTTGCCCGAAGCCTTGCGCGGCGTTTAAAACCGGGAGCGGCTTTGCCGTGGTGTCGAAATTCTGAATGATAAACATACCCAAGGGGGTGTTTACGTGAAGATCGCCTTTTACGGCATGGAGAGAATAAACGGTCGTCGGTATCGTTGGAATATGGTTTTCCGTGGGCCATTTTTCCAGGTCGTAAACATTCTGAGCGCGAAGCGTATAATAAATCTCGTTGCTGTCGGCCTTAAGCCCCCATAGGCGTCCATCGTATGAATAAATCTTCGTAAGGCTTAAAGGAAGCTGATTGCCTGCTGCCTGTTCGTACATGACGAGATTTTCGTTTTTATTGGCGGCGCTTGTAATGTCGAAATTCCCCGTTGCGTTGGCCGTGTCGCCGTAGTAATAATAAACCGATCCGGCTGCATCGGTAATCCAGGCCGTAATGTGCGTTACTTGCGGGTCCAGGCTTGCCGTAGTCGCTATTCGAATAAGTTCCGATCCGGATACCGTGACGGTCGATACAATCTGCGGGGCGCTATGAAGTACCGCCGTTCCGCTTATCTTCCTGGTGTAAGATACCGCAACCTTGTAAGCCCCCGCCGCAAGCGTCCCGGTTCCCGTATTTATTGCCGTAAACTCTGTAGGCGCCGCAATGCCAATACGGTAAACTGACAAATCGCTTTCAATCTTTACCTGATCCGTTCCGTTAACAATCCATAGCTTTCCGTTTGCATTTACCGCCGAGCATTCGGCATCGGAAGTAATACTGCCGATTACCGTCTTTGTCCCGGCTCCAAGGTCAACGCTATAAATCACCTTATTGGAAACGGCAATATAGATTTCCGTGCCGTCGCTTCTGCGGTAGATAAACCATCCTCGAAGCGGGTAATCAAAGAGCGCGGCATCGGAAATGCCGTATAGCCCCGGCGCTCTACTGCATCCTTTTTTCTCACAGATTACATTATAAGCATCGGCAAGCTGATTATCCGCTATCGAATGCGGCGGGTAAGCATTGGCAACGCCTCCGCTCATATCGGAGAAACTTAACTCTACGTTTTTTCTTCCGGTTCCCCAGGCCATGATTAATACCCGTGAAAGCCTGCTGACTGTGCAGGCGTATAAGGTGAATAGCCGGATCGGTGCAAGTTACCATCCATTCTGTAGCCGTTAATGTGAATAGGCTGTCCGAATTTGTTCTTCGGTACTAAATCGGGCCGCACGTTATTGGATTGGTTCATCCGTTCGAACCTGTTGAGAGATTCTTGAAAGGAAAGAAGAAGCTGCGCAACGTTATCTCCGGTCATCCCCTTTTCATCCACCCGTATTTTCTGAGCGGTCCTTAAAAGGAGTTCACCGGGGAAGAATGAGTATTCATCACCCACTCCGGTGAAATCCGCAAGTATCCGGACATACTCCATTTTCGGGCTTGAAAGAAGCGGGGAAACTGAGGGCCAAGAGATTACCCAATAGCTCTTTGTCGCGTCGGCGCTATCGTATATGTACTCCTTGGTGTACCTGTAGGCAACGTCGGAATCGTTTTCATAGAAGTATATGTTTGGCTTTCCGACAACGGCATTGTCCACGTAAACGCTATAGATAGAGCTTACGTCAACCGGCAAGATTGAAGACTTCGGATACGATATCGCATTAATGGTATTGTCGGCAACGGTAAGCGTCGCGGTTTTGCGCAAGCAATCCCAATTACGATAAGACTGTATCCACTGGTGCGCCCTGTTCAAGAGGTCGAGGTCGAGGCTTACAACCTCGCCTCCTGTGATTTTAAGCCAATCTCTGAGCCGCGCCCGAATCGTTGCAATCTTTTCATTGTAGAAAGCCATTTATTATACCCTCGGTTTGGTTAATTGCTCCTCTAATTCGGCACTTCGTTTTTCCGCTTCACCCAAGCGGTCTTTAAGCGCATCGTTCTCTTTCGAAAACGAGAAGGCAAGAGAGTTTTCTTCCTTCTTATATTCGTCTTCGGTTTTAAGCCCGTTAACGGCGAAGCGCTTTGCTTCCTCGATGATCTTTATGATTTCGTCTTTCCGCTCCCATCTGTCGGGGTATTCCGGAGAAAGAACGAATATTCCACGCCTCTTTGAAGCGTCGGGCTTATGGGTTTTTTCATCAATGACTGTAAGCCGGTCAAAGGCGAATTTCTTTTCGATTCGTTTCTTGTTGTTGCCGTCAACGTCGGTTTCGTACTTAATCAAAGGCCGAAGCTTCTCTGCGTCCTTATAGATAATGTCGCCTGCGGCGTCCCGTTCGAATTCGGGAAGATGAAAGGTGAAGCTGCCCTTCATGCAATAGTAAATAATCGGTTTTTCCTTTTTCGGTTCTGCTTTCAATCTCGGCATAGTTTTTCCTTTCAAGGTTAAAAGGGGCGGCAATGCGCCGCCCCGGTAGAGGTTATATTTTTTCTTTGGTGTAGTTGTATGGTATGAGTTTGTAAATCGCCCATGACCATATAAAGGAGCGAATCCCCGCCGCTGCCGACATTTGATGAACCTTAATCGTCATATAGCTGCCGAAGACGGTTGTATTGATGGGGAGTAAAAACGTGCCTGCCGTGGTACTGGCGACAATCGTATCAAGGCTTGCGTTTTTAATCGTTTTCGCCCTGGCCGCGCCCTTATTACCGGCATTAAAGTTTTCCACCGTATACATGATCTTAAGCGAATCCGCCGCGCCCAGGGAATCGGTAACGACGAGGACGTATTTGCACTGCGGATCAATTGCCTCTCGAATAACAAGGGGCGTCGAATCCACTGCAATCATCGTATCCTGGTTCGAATATGCCGGTTCGCCGTATTTATAAAGCTGCGCGAAGTAGCCGCCGATCTGCGTGGGAGCCGTGGGAGCGCTGCCCCCCGCTGCAAAAACCACGTTGAAAATAAAAGCCGAGAGAATCATAAACGCTGCAAATTTCTTCATAAGAAACCCTTTCAAAAAAGTGTAAAGGGGCGACAATCGCCGCCCCGGTTATTATTAATTCCAGCCGGTAATGAGCTTCACGTTCGCGCCGCCGCTCCAACATTGAAGGCCGACAACGCCCTGAATACCGCGTGTCTGGCCCCACGTTGCGGGAAGCTGCAAATTATCAACCGTCTTAAAATCCATGTCGGATTTAAAACGATAAACAAAATCATCCGGATCAATGAGAACTGCGCAATTGGCAAGAGCGCCCTGGTTGAACAGATTGTGAATAACCGGCTCCACCGTGAAGACGCCGCAGTAAAAATAACGAGGACGAATTCCGAATTCGTTGATCTCTCCGGTTTCAATCTGCATGAGCTTTGCTTGCGCCCACGATTGAATCTTGCCCCATATTTTCGTCCCGCAAAACAGTTTCAGCTTTGACGAGGGGTTAATCGTTCGGGGAATAGATTCGTGAAAGTCCGTATTCCAACGGTCCCACGTCATTCCGGCCCCAACAAAAGGATCACCGGCATAATCCAGAATACCGCGTGTGGTGAACATCGAATAGGAAGTCCCGCCGATAGAAACGGTCGTGGTGTCACCGGACGCTGCCCGTTTGCCGAGGAAGAACGAGTTCTCCACGCCGGTCATACAGGCTTGAACCTTGTCGGCAAGGTAACGCTTCAGAAGATCGCCGCCGTAGTGCGGGGAGTTCTTCGCGGTGTCTGCAATACTGTACACATCACGGACAGGATAGACATAGTTGTAGTTGTTGTCCGGCTCTTTGGTAAGGGACGTGATATCCGAAGTCCCTTCCTCCATCGTTCGCCCGCTAATGGCGATTATATCACCGGCCACTGCGTTAGTACCCCATGTGGCGGAAACTGCCGTCACCGTAAGCCTTGTGGCGCTTGTGATGGTGTCCACAATGGCAACTTCAAGCGTGGTGAGGTTCGTTACAATGTCGCGGGTCCGGAAGGCCGAAGTATCGGCCATATCAACCGTAGTCGAGGAAAACGCCGTCGAAGTGGCGTAAATATCCAGGGGCGTAAGGGTGAACCATTCAAATTTCATGGTGTCGGTTGCCTGTTTACTAATCAGGCCCGATCCGTAT